TGTTGGGAACGGTAAAGGTATATCCCCGTCAGTTCTTTCTGTAAGACCAAGAGATGACCTGACTTCATTCGGGGAAATAACTTCTGTTCTTAAATATCTATCATTAATTCTAGATTGAATATCTTCATCAATCAAATCAATGCGTTTAAATTGCATAACTAATAAATCACTAAATTCTGCAATAACCCTATTCAACCGTTTTTCAATAACTGATTGATCAGGTCCAATGACTTGCATTTTGAAAGTTTTGTCGGCATCCCTAGAGACAGCCAAGTTCGCATTATCATACACACCAACTTTTGGAGCCGGAACTCTATTGGCAACCAAAATCTCATCTCTATTTGATTTACGATATTTATCAAACGAAGCGTCTTGTATTCCTGCTTCTAGTTTTTCAAACCGAATATCACTGTCTGAGCCGATTGATGCGGGAAGAGGAATAACCAATGTTCCATGATTACGACCCTTGACTTCTTTTCTAAAATAATTAATTAATTCTTGTTTTGATTTATTGCTAAGTTTTGCACCTTTAAGAATAATTGCATAACGAGGAATTGCTTTATTTTCAAAATAATCAATATTATATTCTTTAGCAAACTTATCTCCAACAATAGCAGCCGCAGCCGATACAGAAGAAGGAATACCATAATAAGTATTTTTTGGAGAGTATGTTTTAAAATGAATAATCTCGTTTGGGTTATTATCTGTATTGATTGGATCTTCTGTTTCTTTGTCACCAAAATTTCTAAAAAATACAGCTGAAATTTTATTGCTTCTAGCAATCTGGACATAGCCATCTCTTTTACGGCGTACTCTCATTAATGTACCAGGAATGTGCCCAATATACCCAATCTCGCCAGAGTTGTTACGACCAATTTCTAAATAACCATTGCCAATAGTTAAAACATCTTGCCAAACTTTAACCATAGTTTCAAGAAATGTTTCTTCTTTATTTGTGTCTTCAAAAATTTGCTCTAATCTTTCTTTTTCATCTTGAATAATTTTACGAACTTTAGATAATTTATCTGGGTCGTTTGATGCTTTTTCAATTTTCCTTTTTGCTTTTAATGTTTCTACAAATTCAATACCAAGACCAACTGTGTTCATGACTCTTGCAGCAACAGAAGCATTATGAATTGCACTTGAGTCGTAGAGACCAGCGAGGTTATCTAAATCATACGGGGGGTTCACGATGTCATAAAGAGAATACCCGTCAAGCATTTCTGGATCAATATATTTTGTAGATACGCCATCAATGCCTTCAAATTTTTTAGCAAGGCGTTGAGCTTTTCTTTTCATTTTTGGTGAAAGATTATTAAAACTTACTTTTGCAAACGGGTCATCATCCACAACGGCTGTTTCAAAACCAAAATAATTAATATCGTCAATTTCTCCCAACACCTCAGTGTCTTCTATGTGAGTCATTCTGTTATCTTCCATGTTTCCTCAATCCGTCAAAAAAATCTTCATACGGGTCTGGTAGCAGCCCATTGTTAAGCCTATCGGCTTGGTCATCTCTTTCTGAAGAAGAAACTTTTCTTGCCCCGTGAACCCAAGCAACATCTCCTTCATCTGAGCCTGACCAGTAAATACCAGCTTCAAGAACTCTTTTTTCTATATCAGGATCACCAACAAAACCTTCTGCTGAAAGCACATTACCACCCGCATCCATTAGTGGTTTACCGTTAGGCAAAATCCACATGCATACACCAAATGTTCTTTCTGGAACCCAAAGGTTACTTTTTTTTATAGTATCGTATCCCATTGATACACAGTATACATCATTTTTATTAAAAAATGAACATTCTTAACAAAGTGTAGTACAAATTATCTAGTTTTTGAATATTAACGGACTGGGCAAGCCCCGGTAGCGCAATCATCAAGGGATAACAGTTCTGTTTCGTGAACAACAACTGCCGGAATTGATAAATCAAGCTTTGAAACTGCCGAATTATATTCGTTTTCAGAAATTTCTTCATATGGAGGCAATACAAAGTTATGATCAACATGAAGTAAGAAGGATACTGACTTAATTGATTTATCATAATTCTTGGATAACCATTCCTTAATTGATTCAAGCTCTTCTTTACGATAATAGACAGTTACAGAAACAGCATTATCAGCCCAAATAGTTTGAAGCTTCTTAACCCACTCAAGCTGGTCAACAGCCGTCATATTTTTTGCAAGCACAGAGTTTTCTGGGGACTTGCATGGGAATTCAACAACATACTTGGTGTGATCTTCACGGCCATCCAAGCCTTTATCCCAAACAATCTTATAACCTCGTTTGCGACAAACATCAACAAGAGGGTCAACAGAATTAAAACGAACCCTTCTGATGTAATATGGGGCAAATGCTGGATGTATACCAGGAGTAACCCCTGGGAGCAAAGATAGGGTTCCTGAAGGCTGCACAGTTGTGAGTCTTACAGAAGGACCCCAGCCATTTTTAGCTGAATATTCTTTATCAAAGTTTTTAATATATTTATAAACTTCGTCTAGCCATCCAATTTTTTCTTCATCGCATTGCAGAATCCCAGTTACGGATTGCCCGAGTCTTGAGTTTTTATGAACAATAGTATTTGTTTTTTCATATGGATAAGACAACTTAGAAATTTGTTTTTGAATCATATAAAGCAATTTACTAATTTCTTTAAATTGAGACAACGAATCAATGTTTGGCAAAAAGATAGTTGAGAGATTACAAGACTCTCCATCTCCAAGAGCAATTTCTGCACATGGGTTAAACCCTTCAATTGTTGGGTCTGGATTTTTTTCTCCAACACGACCATAAGTTCTTGCTAGTTTTCTGTTAAGTAAACCATACGGTTCACCTGTACCATCATAGCCTCGCCATAATTCAGGCATAATTTCATTGTATGCATCTGCGTAAATTGAATTGTTACTGTTTGATCGCCAAGCAGGAATGTCTCCTGAACCCCAGTTTTTTGCTCTCAAGAACAAAACATCATCAGGGTCTCCAATTGCAATCTGCGCCGAACGGCGAGATGAGCCGGATACAACAATTCTTCCAATGATGTTGCGAATATCAAGAACATCTATTGAACGAAGTTTCTTACCAACTCGGTTGTTAAGCACTTTGCAAATATCAGCAATACCTTCCACCAAAGCTCCTGGACCAGACGCTGTGCCGCCAAAAGTTTTCAACGGAGCACCAAACTCCCTAATAAGAATTGTTGAGTATGTAAAAGATTTTCCTGTTACAAAATAAGACTCAAGAACTTTTGACAATAACTCTCTCCAGCCTTGCCTTGAATCTGGAATGATGAAATCAGCATCGTTGGTTCTTTCAGCAACAATCTTTTCCACTTGTTTTACTTTTGGTAGATCATGAATCTTAGAACGCTCTACAGAGAAACCAACTCCTCCGCCAAGCATCAAGTAATCAAACAATAATTCAAAGTCTTCAATTTTTTCAATGTTAGTAAAAAAACAATTATTAAGAGATGTGCCTGATAATTTGGAAACCAAAGGTGTTCCTAATTGCCACAACGCACGACCAGACACGCTGCATTTTAAATTAAACATGTGATCAAACAAAGACTCTGCTTCTTGCTGTGTAAACGGAACGCCGATTTCTACAGCACCATCAATAATTCTTTTAAGGGTTTCTACCCATGTTTCTGTTCTATCTGTGCCATCAATTTTCCTGCTATATGTTCTTAGATAAACAATTTCTCCTAGCCCTCCAAAACCCCAAGGAACTTGTTTTTGGGAATAGGAATTTATAAAATCATAAGTTAATAACGACAATTTGGCCTCCGCGAAATGAATAACTAGTTTACTATGTAAAAAGTTAAAGTCAATGAATATTACTAAGGATTACAGCAAAGAATTTTCATAAAATTCTAAGCGCTTTAATATCTTATCAGCAGTCATAGCCCATGAAAACTCAGAGTGTAAAATTTTTGCTGATTTTAAAGAAAACTTTTTGTAAATCTCATATTCGTTTACAACACTAGACATCAAGTGCAATAGTTCATCAAAATCAGGACTTGCCCAATTACCGGTATCGGCTGCATAAAGATTATCTTGCCAGTCTGCTTTTACAAAGCTTGCCGACAAAGGGATTCCATAATGAGAAAAATCTTTACAACCAGTTGCATCAGTAAGAATTGTGGGCATACCTGTTGCAATTGATTCAAAAGGAATCATACCAAAGCCTTCTCCCATTGTTGGATAAACCATACAATGACATTTATGATACAACTCAACTAATTCATCTACTGTATAATTATCACCAATGCCAATAATTTGAGGATGATAAATAGCCGGAACTAATTTATTATCAACATAACATTCCGCAGTACAAAATTTATTATATTTTAAAACAAGTCTATAATCATCATCGTCATCATATAAATCTAAAAATGCATCTACAACCATTTGAGCATTTTTTCTTTTACTATCTCCGCCTACATGTAAGAAAACAAATCTTCCTGTTAATTGCCTATCGTATATAGAAAAATTTTCCGATACACCGTGAGGTATTGTATATATATTTGCATTTGCATTTTGTTTCCGATATATGTCGCTGATAAATTCTGAAGTAGACCAGATCTCATCGCATTTTTGCATACTGTAAACCCAGTGTTCTGGAATTTTAGTTGACTCCCAAGGAGTGTAGCCAACCGTATACTTTGATTTACTCTGATAGTAAGGAGGAGGGCAGAAGTTTACATGAAAAGGAATATCTTCTCGGTTATAAAATACACCACATTCTTTTTTTTGTAATGCTTGAATAGTTTCTAAAGCGGCGTTTTGATAACCTTGGCTAAACCAAAACTCACCAGATGCATCTTGATTGTTGAGACTAAACCAGCTAATTTTTTTCATCAAACATTACTCTTTCTCTATTTCCAAGGTGCTATTATTGCCTGACATGTTTAAACATTGTACACCTTTTTGAATAAGAGAAAGAGCTGTTTCTTCAGAGATTTCACAAGTAATTGGAGAATTTGTAAACACGCATCTTGCTGCGGCAAGATAAAATCCATTGAATCTTGTAATGGTAATATGCGTGGGGTCAAGAATTGCAGCCGGGCCGTAATCATCAGATTCTACAACTGCAATTATTTTCATATTTAACTTTACCATTGTTTTGCTTAAAACCAAAATTCTTAGTGCTAGCATACTAGCATGCTTAGTATACTAGTATGCTTATTGTATATAAGTTTATTAAGTATACTTAGTATACATAGTATGCTGGTACGCCTTGCATGCGTAAGCATACCACAAGAATAAAAAAATTTCTGGTGATTACAAAAAAACTTGTAATTGTCTGATAATATTTACACAAGGAGATTTATGACTGCTTTATTTTTTTGGTTGATCTGGAGTTTTGTTGCTAGTGCTGGTATTAAGTATACTAGTATGCAATTACTTAATGTAGATTTAAGTTTAATAAATGCATTATTAATACTATTAACATATCAATGGATTAGGTTTATTAAACCTTTAAATAAAGAAGATATTAATAAAGTTAATAACGCTAAAAGTAAAAATCAAAAGATTGACCACAAATCTATCTCAGATTTTAATAGTATTATTAATACCAATTTTAAAAAAAGAAACAAAGGTAATAAATGAAAATTTCAAATTTTGAAGACAATACAGATTTAGAAGATGTTAAGAGTTTGCAAATAATTATTAAAGCAGTTCCTTATGAAAGAAGTTATCTTCCGGTTTTTGTAATAATGTCTCCTGATGATAATTACTCAATGTCAATTGATGAAGTAAATTCTTTAATGGATGGTGTTGAAATTGCTAAATCTAAACTTGATGAAATTATTAATTTTATTTTAAGAAAAAAAATCTTTAATGAAGATGAAGATGATGATGACGAGGTAGACGATGATACTGGGTCAACTGATTAAAGATTTTCCTTACCCTACTAGAACATGTCCATATTGTAATAAAGTTCTTGTTGTTGTTAACGCAGTTCATTGGCACGAAGATAAACACCAATATAAAGCTTTATATTTTTGTTCTAATGCAAAATGCTCAGTTTATGATGAAGGAGCAAAGCAAGCCTATGCCCGTATAGTTTATTCATCTGAAGATGCCGCCCATTATTTTTGGAAAGTTAAGATCCCGGTGCAAAGATGGGAACAAGAAGATGTTGTTTCAATTTACGAATAATGTGATAAAATTATAGATTATGCCAATTAACTCTTGCTCTAATAACGGTAAGCCCGGTTATAAATGGGGCGAACAAGGTATGTGTTACACATACGCTGAAGGCAATGACAAATCCATGAAGCAAGCTAGAAACAAAGCTAGACTTCAAGGCATTGCCGCTAGATTAAATGGCTATAAAGAAAAAGCAAATGAAGTAACCACTAGCTCAATGGGTTCTGGGATCAAAAATCCGCAACAAGGTTACAAACCAAAAAAGAAAAAGAAAAAAGATAACTTTGGAAAAAATTTAGACAGATGGTTTGGTGAGAGATGGGTGGACATCTCTAGGCCAAAAAAAGGAGGCGGGTTTGCGCCATGCGGCAGAGCCGATGCTGAATCCGGTAAGTATCCCAAGTGTGTCCCAGCTGCTCGTGCTGCAAGAATGACACCTGCGCAAATTGCA